ATTGGGCTATTAATTTTTAAATAAAAAGTACATGGCAGAATGTTATAAACCCGCTGACGTAGCCAAAGGCTGCGACTCGGCAGACTTACAAGCCCTCTCCGGGGGGCTTTTAATAGACTTAGCGGCTTTCTTGCCTACTAAGCACGCAACTAAGCAGTTTACTCTTGCTGATATTGAGGTGGTAGACCCAACAACAGGAGCTTATCCGGTTGTAGGTTCTGACTTTTACCCGGTGAAAGTAGAATGGGAGAAAAACGCAGTGAAACCTAACTACGAGGTTAATTCCTCAGAGGTTAAGAAGGACACTTACACTCAAATCGCCTCTGGAATTATCATTAATGATTCTGAAAGCGACGCAGGAAAAGAAACCGCAATGGCTTTAGCGACTCGTAAATGGGTATTTGTTTATAAAGCTACAGGCGTAGCCAACGCAGACGACGCTTACCACGTTTTAGGAGCTAAAAATGGTTTGCAGTTCGTTGTAGAACCTACAAGCGACGACTTAGGCGGACGTGTTAGTGGATCATTGAGAAGCTTAACAGGCGGAGGCGAGCCAAATCCAAACGGATTGAACTTCATCTTAGCCGGTGGTCTTGCTGCAACAGAAACGCTATTTAATAACCGTTTCAACACGGTTGTAATCTAAATTAAGTCTTATGACTAAAGAAGAGTTTAACGCCTTGCCCTTAGAAGCGAGGCGTTTTATAGAAAAGAACGCCGGCTGCTTGGCGTGTGGAAGTTCAGAAAGTAAGTTAACAAAAGCCTACGAGCTTTATAAAAACAACAAAACAATGAGTGCATATCAATTATTCGGTGGTGGTATTAATTACAACCAAGAAAACGACAGAGGTGTATTAGTTGGGATTAAACCAACAGACTCACCTTTTGAGATAAAAGAAAAAATCAGAATTGCGAAATTAATTTACGCAGTTAGTCCTCACGTCTTTATATCGTTTGACGAGAAAGCGATAGACGAACTTTTGGGTACTTTGCCAGAAAATGAGGTAGTAGATTTGACTAAAGGCGAAGGCGAAGGCGAAGGCGAAGGCGACACTTTTAACCTTGCTACGGCTTCATACCAAGAATTAAAAGACTTTGTGCAAGACAACAATATCGTTGCAAAAAGCCAAAGCAAAAAAGACCTTATAGCTGCAATCGAAGCATTGGAGTTACTTTAATTTTAAAAAGCAGTTAACCTATGGGCTTCACGGATATTTTCAAAATAAATTCTGTAACTCGAAGAAAAAAAACCGTTGACACTAAAGGACACGTCCTATTAGGTGAAGGCGGTTTATTTTTCAAAGAAATGGACGAGGCTTATTTGCAAAGTCCTACGGCTACAATGTGCCTTTTAAAATTTAACGAATATTGCGTACCCGTTGGGTTACTTGACGACTACCAAGAACTTTGGAAAAAAATAGTGAACGATTATATTCGATACGGGTATTATATTTTAAATGTCGAGTATAACGTCGACGGGAAAGTAATAGGCGTAACATATAGAAACCCTAAGCATTTCGTAGTAAAAGACAAAGACGACAACGACAACGCTTCTACTTTTTTAAATACGAAAACGGAGACTGTTTACCCAACTTTTAACAGTAATGTTACCATAGTAAAAAGCCAATTTGCAAAAGAGGGTTTTGAGAAGTACAAGGGCCAAATCTATATGTATAATGACAGCGCAATGCCTTACCGCATAACGCCTATGTACTCCGTATTAGATTGGATGAAAGTAGAGAACGATAGTAGTACATACGTTTCAAAAGCTTGTGATAACGCAATGTTTGGGAATAATCTTTTTGTGGTTAAAAAATCCAGCGATGCGAGCGAGAAAGAGCTTGAAGTATTGGAAAGCATCAAAGAAATTTTAAGCAGCGCAAAAGGAGTTGACGAAGCAGCGCAAAACTTACTTTTGGAATACGAAGGAGACATCGACGACGTTACTAAATTGATCGCAAAAGTTTCTATATCGAACGATATTAACGTAGACTTGCTTAATACTACTGACGACAAAGCGCAGAGTAAAATTTGCACAGCTTGTTACGGTTTTCCTCAAATACTTATATCACAAAGTGAGGGTATTTTTGGAAACAGCGGAGAAGCTATCGCAACAGCAGAGGATTTATGGGCTAAAACTTGTCAAAAAGAAGCGCTTAATATCTTGGACGGTTTTAAAGAAATAGGAATTACTACCGTTAAAGAAGCCGAAAAAGTTCCCGAAGAAACGACAGCTTTAGACGAAAAGACGTTAGACGCTCAAGCTACTTTAAAAGGATCTGTCGGAGGAGTTCAAGCTTTACTTGAAGTTCAAGCCTCTTACGCAGCGCAAACGACAACTTTTGAAAGCGCAATTGCTATTTTCGAATTAATTTTTGGATTTACAAGAGACCAAGCTATTAAACTTTTGGGTTCTCCCGAAATAACCAAACCCGTAAACAATGGCAGCACTAACAATACCAACAATAGCCCAGCTTAAAGAATTTTACCCAGTGAGCGAGTCTTTGCCTACTGCTAAAATTGAAGAGTTTTCGAACTATGTTAAAAACCATTTATTTTTAAAGATGTTTGGCTTTGACGCTTCGACTCAAATAGTTGCCGGAACAATACCAAACAGCGACATCAGTACTTTTATAGGCTTTCAAAAATTCTTTGCTTTATGTGTAGCGTATCAAACAATTAAAGACCCTTTAGTCTCAACTAATTTTGGGGCTAAAATAATCAATAGGCAGGGGGTTGTAGACCCTTCAAACAATCAAAAAAGTATTATCTTAATTGATATTGAAAATACTATTTCAATTCATTACAGACAAGCCCTTGAGGTTGTTCAGTTCAATAAATGTGAAAAAGTTCCCTCTTGGTCGGGCTATTTCTCTTATAAAATCTCACGACTATGATTGCTTTATACGAATTTGACAACGCAAACGTTGACGGAGACAAAGAGGCGGTGATAGTCCCGAACGTTCCCACGCTTATAAATAAGCTAAGTGCAAACGAAACAAACAATATCAAAGATAAGATTAATGAAGTAGTAGAAAATCTTAACGGGATCGGGTTTCCTATTCAGTTTTTAGAATTGAGACTGAAATTTAAAGGTCAAATTGGAGGCGTGCCTAACACTTTAACCACTTTACAGTCGGGTGACGTGGTCCACGGCTTTAAGGAGCTTGGTTTTATTTGGGATAATGCCTACTACAACGGCGGCGATATAAACGACCGAGACAATTATACGCCAATTCTTGGAGCAACTTTTGAGCCTGAACTATTCGTAGCAACTGCTACGGGCTTAGGACAGCAATTTATTTTACCCGTTGGCTTTTTAGCCGGATCGGTTTTGAAGTCACGAGGGGAACTTTACAAAGGCTCTGAATGGTCTCAAACGGCCGATGTTTTGACAATTATTATAAATGTGAATAGTGGTAATACTATTTACGTAAAACCTTAAAAAAAATGAAAAAACTATTATTATTTTTTATCTTAATTTTATCCTTTTCGGGATATAGCCAAGCGATACTTGACGAAGGGGCGCAAATAACCAACTCAATAAGTACCTCCGCTCCTTTTGTATCGGTGCAAGAAACAAACGGCCTTTTAAACAAAATAAATAAGACGGATCTTATTAACGTAGTAGAATATGCAAGCGCTTCCGTTTTGCCAGTAACAGGTGAAGCAGGCAAAATTTACGTGACTTTGAATAACAACTTATTGTATAGATGGAACGGATCAATTTACATTGAATTTTTTCCTAATAAAGAATTAATTTCAAATAAAATTTCTACAATTACTGGATATTCAGAGACACTTTATCCAAATGAAAAAGCCACAAAAGACGCTTTAGATGCAAAACTAAATATAAGTGACTTGCCTTCAAATTTAACACTGTATGCTACAAATGTACCATCGGGAATATCTACTTACACAAAATGGGTAACTACGATAAACGACCCTGATTACAATACAACAGCAGTTGATATATCTACTGGAGTTATAACAGGAACGGCTCAACTATTAAATGGTTTGTCCTCAATCGGGGGGGTAATCGTTGGTAATCCTGG